GTAATGTTTCTAAAAGATTAGAGGTTAAAAGGCATGCCAGAAACCCACAATACAAACAATATAACAACGGTTGCGATGAGTGCTACTTTGCCAGAAGATTTCCAGTCTAATTTTTCACCTTCGAAATAGTATTCTCTGATAAACTTGTTCGCCGTACTTGACCACATGACAAATACAATAAAAAGACCCAAAAGCAACAAAAGAATAATAATATGAGGTAATTTCGTGGAGCCGCCGTCCATGCTAAACCCTTCGGTGACGTTATCCATCATGGTATCGCTTAATTCTTTTTGACTCACAAGATACTGTACATCGGTTTCACTCTCTACACCTTTACCTGATTTAGAGGGTGCATAGCCTTCTTTGGGAGAAGGTTGCGGTACTGTCGTGTTTACAGAATTCATAGCTCTAGGATCACCCGCTGTTCTGGAGAAAGGTTCTGTAATATAACGTGAGTTACTGTATGCACTAACGTCAGGATCGGTTGCTGGTATATTATCGGGAGGCGTAACGGAGGGATGGTTTTCCATACCGTAAGGTGCTAAATTTTGAGGAGTGATATTATTCCACCATTGCGCGTCGGGAGGTGCAGGATAGTAACCTAAATTCTCAGATGCGGTCTGGCCTGTGCTATATAAACCGCCGTACTCTCCGTTGATGTAACGATGATCCTGTCCGGCATAGATATCTGAGCTTGTATTCGAACGACCGTAAATATTTCCAATAGGTTGGTGATGTGTAGCACTTACACCTCCTGGAGAACCTATCAGATTGTCGTTACTTACTTCGTAATCATACTGATACCCATCATCTCTGGCAAAGTTGCTCCCTGCAAAAGGATCTTCTCGTTTTGGAGATGAACCGTACAGTGATCCGTCGTAATCTTTTACGCTTTGATACATTTTCTTTATTACGCAAATTTATTATTTCCAACTGAAAAAAGGAATGGGTTTTACTTTTTCTTTGTCGTATAAATTGAAAATCTTTTCTATATATTTCTTTTCAAAAATATAAACGAGAATGGACGTAATAAAAACCATCTCTCAGGATGAATTGGATGAAAAAGATGGGGAATGGTTCAAGGAGCAATACTATCGCATCTATTTCGATATCCGCAAGAAACAGCAAGAAGCTAGTGCTTATGCGATAAACTATTACAAGGCAAATCGTGAGAAAGTCTTGAAAAAACGACAGGAACGTCAAAGAAAAATTAAAGTTGATGCGCCACGAAGACCAAGAGGTAGACCGAGAAAATACAATACTGTCGAAGAATATGAAATTGATGTCATCATAGACGCATAACAGAGACTTGCCATTACTAAAGTGAAAGTGGAACTATCTTTCTGTGTAATACACTGTAATTCATTTTATTTCGATGATAATTTGTGAAAAAACTATATTTCCACAAATTTACTACTTATGGCATGTAAAACTTTGGAAATGGTATGTTTTAGCGATGAAGAAGTTAAATTTGAACAGTTCATGTTTACTGTCAACAATGTAACGCGATGTATTTCGCGGCGACAAAGACGTATCGTATCGGATAATTATCGTCGTATAAATTACTCTGGAAAGTATAAGCATTTCAAAAAACTCGTAGACGCAAATTTTATGGCTGTGATCAGGTGCGAGTGTCTTCACGCGTTTTACACTTCTTTGTCCTTGTTTGTTGAACAGGTGAAAGTTTTACAAAAAACGCGTTACAGCTATTCTTATACTTTTGTGCTTTCAAGGTTGATCGCGTTGCTTTCTTTACCGCACATCAAAGTCAAGATCCCCAATATCGTAAAGGTTGAAATTTGCGTGTTGCTAGATTATTTCCTTGATAAAATGGCCTTTCGATACGACAAAAAGACTAATCAGTTCATTCCGAACTATTACCGCTTGTGGTTTCCTCTCTTTCTCGAAAAACATGCGTACGCTTTTGGAAGAGTCTACGCAGAATACAAAGTCGTCTCCGAAAAATTAACAAATAAAATTTAGAGGTGTATGCGATTAATTGCAAAATAATAGATGCTCTCTCGAAAACATGTGTACGCTTTTGGAAGAGTCTACGCAGAATACAAAGTTGTTTCTGAAAAATTAAGCAGCAAATTTTAGTGATTTTAAGTTTATAAAAGTAAAAAATGGGAGAAGTTACAAGTCGCTATGAAACGCTCCCCAAACATATACAGGTCAAGATCAATGATCTCTCTAAGCAACAAAATACGAGCCGAGATGTAGTTATCGAGGCGATAGATTATATGATTGAGTCTGGAAAATGTACGGAGGGATCCTATGATCTATGCGTAGACGCATTGTGGAAAGAGGTAATTGCCAAAACAGGTTATCCTTCACGTCTTTCACCAACAAAAGAATACAAGAAGAACAATGACGACGGTATCGTTGGTCCTGTACCCAGACAGTATGGTATGTGCACTTTTCATCCTTCCATTGAACGTGGTAAAGTTGTTAAGCGCGATGGGATAGAATGGTCCGAATTTCCCGTTTATGTCGTCGATAAGACGCAATTCTTGGGTTCAGGTGCTTACGGAGACGTTTATGTTGGTAAAAAGGAAAATGGTGAAGAAGCAGCCGTCAAAATGATCAACAAAGCCAAGATGACTGAAAGAGGCATTGACTACCGTGACGTCTACAAAGAGATCATGATACAGAGCAAATTGTTTCACCCTAACATCTTGCAAATTTTGGATGTATATGAGAACAAATTCAACATTTCCATTGCTACAGATATTATGTCTAGTGACGCACTGAAATTTGCGAATGCTCACTCTGTGGTAGGATTTACGGATCCTGTGTTGAAGTGTATCGTCAGACAACTTGTCAATTCTATTGGGTACTGTCATCAACAAAACGTAGCGCATCGTGATATTAAGCCCGATAATATCTTAGTTCAGGGAGATACAAAGAATGTTTCGTGCGGGAAACTGTGTCTGAAACTCGCCGACTTTGGATTTGCAACCGAGTGTACGAAAACACAACTTCTCAATACATTTCCCGGTACGTTGATATACGCTGCACCAGAAATTATAGAAGGTGTAAGATACAACGGTCATAAGAGCGATATATGGTCGATGGGTGTAACTTTATTTGTTATCGCAACGCAAAAAATTCCGTTCGTATTCAAAGGTGATACGTACGCTTACGCAGAAGCACAGAAGTCCATAACTTACCAATTCGATAACCGTTTTAAATCGTTAAATCCTAAATTACAACGTATCATATCAGGAATGCTCGCCTATAATCCTAAAGATCGATTGACCGCCGATGATATCCTAAAAACTGAATATCTCCAATAGCGACTTGAGTTCTCAATAGTATAAAGTGTTGGTTCTTCACCTTTCATAGTATCGTAACGACAAAGTCGTTACGATACGAATAATAAACTCGATAAGAATCGTAAAGATAACCAAAAATTCTTAAATGGTATTTTGTTTATGTATCTCTTCGTCTATATCAAAAGGAAGGATTACGTCATTGTGCATCGAAGCCAATTTTTCTAGATTAGCGAAATCTGTCTGTTCTGTGTCTTCGCGGTGTTCGACGTTTATAACATGATGATTTGTGTCGAAATTTTCTGGAGAAGGAGGACTTGCAACAATAGGATTGTACAGCATGCCGCCAGGTATAGGATCATCGGTTAATAAAGGTGAATTGGTTGCAACATCATCGTATACTGATCGAATGTCTTTTATAATTTCTATTGGATCTCCTCTTATATTTACAGGCATCGACAATACGGATTCTATATATCGGTGAAGCTTTTCGTAATTGGAACTTGCAGTAGAGTGTTCCTCAGATTGCGCTTGGTTATTCATAAACATAAATAACGCGGATAATACGGTGGATATAGCACCTAATATACCCATTGTTAATAGTACCCATTGTGAAGAATTATTACATCCCGTATTTGAATCGGTGTTAAATGCCTGAAAGAAGTTACCTGTGGCAACCATTGCTTGTAATATCGTAAAGGGTAATCCTATGGCGTAATGGATGATAGCGTAACGTTTTGATAGCGCGCTATGGCGCATCTGTCTTGCACGCACTTGTTCCTTCCATCTTCTTAATAGTTGATCTAATTCGGGACTCCATACCACTTTTGGATTTTCAATTTCGGGCGTTACGTTATCTTCATCATCTATTGGTGTGAGTGAAATACGATGACGAAAAGAACTAGGATTCTTGAAAAATGACGGGCGGAGTGAAGTTATCATATTACGAATTATGCTTTGTTCTTCTTAACTGGAAATTTTACAATTTCTAAGATATCATATCTGCCAAAATCAGATATGATAAGTTTGATGTTTACAATGGCTTAAAACGAAAAGATACCTCGAAAAATAGATAGTATTTCACCTTATTGAAGGTGAAATCTAGTTTGTTGTTTATAACAATGCAACTATTTTCGCAATTCGCATCCATAATCCTCGAGATGCGATAACGTCATACACCACTTCACATGTTTTCTCAAAAGGAACAGAAGTGTGAGTAGTTCCGTCAATAGAGAAAGTAAAGTTACCATGAGAATCCCCATCTCTGTGGCTATTCTTAAAAAGTGCGTGTTGAAGTTCGTGGATGATCGTACTTGCTGGGATCTGTCTTCCTATAAATTCCCAAAAAGGTGCCTTTAACCTTGCGTATTCGACAGCAGAAAGGTGGTTCTTCTTAGATAAGTTCTTAAACTCTTTCCATGCGTTCGCATAGCTTTCTAATTTGTCCTTGATATAGGAATATCTAACCCTGATGGCATGTGACACGTGGTTGTATTGCGCAATAAATGATGCTTCATCGGGTGTAACTTCAATTTTGGGTACGCCGCTACTGAAATTTAAATTGGACGTATTTACTTCTTTACCGATTTCGTAATAGACAGAACACACTGCCGTAAGCATCTCAATGAATACGTTAATGTTATACTTGTCTTTTTCTGTGATAACGACGGCACCCACATTAGCTACTTTTGAAGACGATGATGAGCTTGAACTTGAAGATGAACTACTGGATGATGAACTTGAAGATGAACTTGTACTTTCTTTTACAAATACATTCTTTTGGACGACCTGTCCATATAATTTACCTAAAAACCATCTCGCTAATAGTTGAACACCTTCAAAAGGAGATACTTTCCTATATTTCAGTTTGTTTTCAGGATCTGTATACATTCTAGTTAACAAGTCGATATGTGCTTGAGATAAGTTAAATCCACCATTTGCGTTTTTATTAACGACGATATCATTCTATTCATCCACATATGTGGTGTCTATGAACATCGTATCCCCTATAATTAAACTTTTCACGGTATAATCGATTTGATTCCACAAGATCTGGAAACTAGATGACATTTCTTTGACTCTACGCTCCTCAAGCCCTTCAAACGTAAAGAACTTTTCGCCTAAGACTTTCTTCGATGATCCTGCATAATTTGAAAATTGTGCGATATCAGCATTTGACATAGCGTTGGGTAAATAGACCTCAAGAATATCGTTTCGCTTGTCAACAAAGACAGCAGTATGTATCTTTTTTATTAGCGCACGATATACCGACTTCATCAAAAAGTTTTTCAGATCGTTGTCAATACCGTCCATGTCCAAAATGATGCGGTTTCGGGATTGGGTGGCTTTGTAGTATTGTTTATTAAGGTCGATGATAATCCCTGTTTCGATGTCGACGTTCGTATTGACTCCAAATATATTTGAGAGGTACTGTATTAAACTACCGAGAGGAATACCATTTGTAAAAAGGAGAGATGGATTATTAGAACCTTGGGTATAGTAACACTTACCAAATACGTCTTCATGTACTAATATTTTCTTCTGTGGTGAAATGTTGTCGTTGAACTTGATGTCAGCGTCGATGTAAGAGATCTGCGATCTGAAATGGATGTTTGCGTCTGTCGCCACTGAGATTTTTTGTTCTGGTGTAAGAGAGTCTGAAAGATTAACGGTGATCGCAGTGCCGCCATAAGACATCGACATATTGGGGTCCACGGGAACTGAAACGCGGTATTGAATATCGACTACTCTTCGAAGTACGCTTTTGGTGTTATTATCCTCGATGGGATCGGATAAAATAGGCGTACACGTAATGTCTACATCTAGTGATGTGATATTCACGTTTTTACACCAAGGATACCGATATAAATTGAAGAATCCGGTACCCATTTCACCTGTTGCGATTTCAGAGCTACTCTTTGAGCTTAAGAACGGGATGAGTAGACTAAGATACGCGCTATATGGAATGCCAATGTAATCGATCACAGATAACCGATTTTCAGATACAAAAATATCGATCATCTTATGAGATGAATTAGTCGTTCTGATGGCATCAAGAGAATTCTGTAAAAGTTCCGTTACCACGCTCTCTACAAAAGGTTTAGAAGTTCCTTCATTTGATGCAATTTGCACCATCTGAAACTGTTGTGTTCGTGATGTATGCGTAGAATGCGAGCTTACATTACCCAAGAACTCGTAGAACGCTTCGGCACTATTAAACTTAAACGACGAAGTGTCTGTGCGTTGTTGCGAAAAAATATAATCAATGAGTTGATTTGTAGATATTGTAACTGATTTCCGCTGATATTTACGCAAATGAAGGTCATTCTTCGAAGGGGAATCATTATATTCCAAACACATCTTCAACATATTTTTCATGGGGAATAAAAAGGTGTCTCGGTATTTCGAAAGATATTCGTCGGTGTTGTAATGCGTTGCGTTAAAATTAATCCAGTCGTTCATATATTCGATAGAGTATTTGGTTCTAACCTCCGAGAACACCATATCAATCCAATTCCATACTTTTGGTAGATAGTCAGTGTCGTCAAAAATCGTATCAAAAATAACGTACGCGACGATAGAGCCCTCGAACCCTGTACGACACTTCCCAACGATATAATTCGCGATATCGTACAACATCTTAATTTCTTCACCTATTACTGAAGAATTGCCTATAATACCCAAGATAAGCGTTCTCATGGTAAAATCCGTAAAATTAAGGTATTTGGCGAACGTTAATGTTTTAGTCTGTTCTCTCTTGGTAAATTCAGAAGACTTCAAAGACATAACCAACGCTTCCCTTAGCAAATCTTCTCGAGAGTCAATTACCCCATTTTCATTCCATGTTCCTCCGTCTTTTTCCGTAAAGTCTCCTTCCGAAGTAATCAAGTCGTCGAAATATTTTTCATAGAAAAGACGTTCGTAATTTATATCTGAGGGGACGATGATGTTAATCTTGGAACCATATACGGAATCTATCGACGAGGTCGTAAAGTAAGCGATCAATAGGTTCATGTATTCGCGTAAAAATGATAATTTATCTTCGGCCTTGGAAAGATTGAAGTAAATATGCACAGCTACCAAACAGCTACTCATGATTGTCCTTGTTTTGGTATCAAGTGTTCTCATTTCAAGGTAATTGCCCTGACCTCTGCCCGAAGCATAAATGTAAACTGAATCCGATGAAAGAGACGAAGTAAAAGCGTACACCGCCGCAAAGAGAGTGCGAAATAATCCTTCTATTTCTTGATATTCGTCTTTGAGGACGAGTTTAGGAAGAGATGAAGAAGAAGAAGTGACAGTACTATTAATATCTTGAACAAAGATATACGCAGGGTCAATTTCGTACATTGAACAAAGATCTAAAGCTATCTTTCTTAACGGTTCGAATGTAGACATAATCTGAGGATGATTAGTCATAATTCCCCATACAGGCCTCATGGTAAGGAAGTTCCTCAAATACAATAGTGCTCTGTAGGGGGATAATCTTTGAATCTCATGGATAGCTTTTTTCGCGACCAAGAGCGTAGCGGTGTCTTTGTTTATCAACTTTCGATATGACTCGTCCAACTTGTTCATAATAAGGTGTTCATTTACGTTGTATTCATCGGGTACATAGGATGAAAAGTCGTCAAGAGCATTTATTTCGTCTTCATCAACCCAATCGTCGTCTTCACTATTATTTTCCGGTTCTTTTTCTATTGTTTTAGGGAACTGCGGTTCGCTGATAGGCCATACATCATAATCTTGTGGAATTACTCCTATGGTGATACCTGAAATAATCTGCAGAGTAAACATTACATTTTTAAAGTGGGATTTCGTATCGTAAAATTTACGATTTTCTCTCGCATAAGCCAAGATTTCATAACAGACCTCCATCATATTCTTTCTAAGAGTTTTATGATCACTTGAAGATTGTTCATACACGATAGCCATCTTTGTATAAAACAAATTGCGCACATTTAACCAAAACTCTGCTGCGTTTTCTGGTTCTTTGTGCATGTATTGGTATTTTGTGCACGAACCTGATACACACCTAAACGGGTCATTTTTGGATCCTTCCGCAAAAGAGTAAAAGATGGGTTCAACGCTTGAGGTTTGCGCAACGGAGATCGCTTTATTCTCTTGCATGAACTGTTTTGTCATGTTCGTTCCGGCCCAATACGCATTCCACTTTTCGTCAAGAAAAGATTCATTTGACGACGCAGTTTCGAGAATGATGCGCGGCATGCAACTGATGATATTCGCTGTGATGTTTTCAATGCCCGACTTCATCCATTTACTCGGAAAGAACAACATCGACGTTAATCCCGCATTTGTCGGTGCTTCAACTGTACCCGAGGGTATAATACGCATACCTTTGATGATTTCAAGACCAAAATCTCCAAGTTCGATATCAAAAAGTTCGTTAAGTTGGGCAGTGGTATTCGTAATCGAACATCCTTTGAATACCGCAGTAAGTTGGTCGGGAATCTCTTTTCGAATGATTTTTTCCAAAGTAAAAGAAGGAAGAAATACGACTTGATCTGCGATCGAGAGAATAAACTCTATTAATTCAGAGATAAGCGTATACACGACGGGTTGACCGCTATACGTTGCGTATTTTTCGAGACTGGCCAATAAGAAATCGATGCTAAAACGCGTATGAACTTGATAAACAGATTTCTTGAGTACGCTTCCTGTTCTCTTCTTTATTTCTTCCGAGACGTACTTGATGAAATCTGTAGCAGGCATGATTCCTACTTCGTGTTTTAGTTGGTCATTCGCCCTACCCTCTGTAACAGCTTCAATGATTTTGTTGTTTATAATAAAATTAGAATAATCGAGAGGTCGAGTAGGAACAAATGGAAAGCGCTTTCGTAAACTGAGTTTGTCTTTACCCTTTGTTATATCTCCCACTACGTCATATAAAACATTTATGTCGACCCTTGCGTCTAAAGCTTCAACGGTATCTGAAGAACGAATACACAACCAAACTAATTTTTTCAGCTCTCGTAAGAACGCGATGTAGTTAGGAGATTCGTATGTTAAGATGATGTCGTCACGACTTACAGGAAGAGAAGTGGACAGAGGGAGACTAACAATAAAATTTGCTCTTGTCATGCCTTCAGGAAGATCAACCATAGGATCTCCTATCATACTCGGCTCTACGACAACAATATCACCTACCGTGATGATTATTCCTCCCGTATGAGATGATTGACCGACGTATTCGATTCTTGAAGGAAGAACAGGTGTATTGTCGGAAGAAGGTAACGATTTCATAAGAGATTTGGTACTGAGACTAGGGGACAACAGAGGACCAAAGAAAACACTTTTCTGAATGCCTTCCGCAAAATCATCTACGATGATGTAGATAGTATTTGGCGCATCGATGGTTTTGTAACCTATGGGATTGTGTTTCGCCATCAAACTTGCATAATCTGTCAAAGGAACGTTTTTCTCAATGGTAACGTCCTTGACGAATCTCAACTTTTCAACTTGTTTGTCGAAGCGCCCGAGAATCTTGTAATCAGGTAAAAGCTGAAGTTGGATGTGTGTGCCGTGGGGTCTATCATATGGAACGACGATATCCAAAAGTTTTACGATCTGGGGTGTGAGTACGTCATAATAGTCACACCACAACTCGTCGTTCTTCAGGTAGATTTGTGCACAATAAGGAAGTTCATTGGCGATGTACGAAACGATCGTAAGTCGGGGATATTTTTCTACTCCATTAGAACTTGTACTGATAATCCACCACAGTACGCTCATAAATCCCATACCAAACTTACCGATAGAAGGGGGAGGTTTATTCCCTAATTTAATAGCGTCAAGACGACGATAAGAATCAATGGAATTTGTGAATAGTTCCATGATACATTGAGATGGATCAGAGAAGATTCTCGTAGCGGCAACCTTAATGAGATTCTCAGAGATGTCTTGTGCTTTGTACCCACAAGAAGAACCAGCATCTTTCACCTCCCTTTCAACAAAATCTTGAGTATTACCTCTAAATTGACCACATACTAAACTGGAAATCTTAAAGCTAAACAATTCCGGCATTTCAGCAGTGCGAGAAGTTGACGTGTTAGTTTCGGGAATCTCAGTACGAGCGTCATTAGAAGATGCAGCGATGCTTTCAGGAATCTCATCTGTCGAAGAAGCTTTGTTTTTTCGAGGTCTCACCGGTTTCACAGGAGTTTCCTTGGGTTTCCTTTGGCGCTTTACTTTGGTAGAAGTAGACGCTACATTATCTTGAACATCAGAAACAGTAGTAGTAACTTCAGAAGGAACATCCTTATCTATATCACTGCATGGGAGATCTTGATGAAGATTGAAAGCGTTCTTATATAGAATACATAGAACGCTGTAAGGTGTAGTCTTTTTAGCAGACTTAGCGATC